GAGATCTCCTGCCAACGTTGACAGAGCTCCTTCACTCATTTCATCGGCTAGATTTGCATTAAAGTCGCCATCTTCGCCCTGCTCCATATCAATCTCTAGGTCGCCTGCTTTGATGTGGACTGCTTCAGGATCGACAATCTCAATCTCGATGGGTTCGTTGGCTAGACTTTCGAGTCCGGCTGGTGCTTGGTTAAGTGATTTGTCTATCATGATGTTCCTTAAATTAATTTCCAATTACCTGATGAATAATGTTGCGGCATTGCAACCCCACCGGACTTGTTACCTAAATCTTGTTTCATATAGCTCTTTAATGAATCCAACATTTTGAGTTGGTCTTTGTTGTATTTCATTTCATCGTTGGCTTCTTTTGGCCATTGATTTAATAGATATCCTCGCATTGCAGAGTCTGTTCCGTTTTGCACCGCATCTGCGGCCGGCCTGCCTTCGTCCATTGTTTGTTTAAAGTCACCAGAAACTGTAGCAAGTGTAGCAAGTTGCTTTGCAGTCATTGAATCTATTAAATCTTTTCTAGTTTTATTTGCAATGGGATCGACATGCATTAATTCGCCAGCCAAGTCGTGATGGGTAAATTCGTTGGGTTTGCCTATCATCACTCCGACTCTATCAATGGGAAATTCTTTTGGCCTTGGAGCGTTTGGAGCGCCGGGCTCGTTTTGAGGCCATGTTTCGGCGTAGTCTTCCCCTGCATTTCCAACCATTACGATAGGATTATGTTTTGCAATAAATGGGTATTCTTCAACAGCTTTACTCATTAAATTGTTTATATAATCATCCATCTCAATCCTTAATAGTATGCGGCACGACGACGATAGGAAGACGGTTCGTCTTTCTCGTCAGAATTTAATGACAAAAACCCGCCCTTTCTGAATCTCAGCAATGCTTGGGTTGTTGAGTCCACAAGGTCNTCATGGTCTGAGTTNGGGAATGCGGCCAATTCTTCNATTACTTCATCCGCCCATCTGGTNGGNGGNGCCCAGACCTTTCCGCTTGCAAAAAGATCAGACACTGAATTAATCCTGACCATCTTATCATTTCCCCTGCTGGGCGTAAACTCTTGTACGGGGATACCCATCGCCCTTAATTCATAAATAAGAGGTGCTCCGGATGCCTTTGCCTCTACGATAAATGCATCTGGCTCCCAATTCCTATATTCTTCTAACGCTACCTGCTTGAGTTCCGGGAACTCCATCCGTCTTTTAAATGCATCCAACAATATGACGTGTGGATCTCGGACGTTCTCGTTGAGATAAAACACGCCCCAAGTTGTGCATGCAGAATAATCGCTTCGTTCGTTCTTAGTAAAGGCAGTATCCCAAGACTGGATTACATACTCACATATTGGAACTTTATCCTCTTCCCATATCTTCCACCACTCCCGCTTAACGATAGCCCCTTCCTCCGAAGTTGGAGACTGCATGTACTGGGCATTCCATTTCGCAACGGGGAGTTCAGACTTGAGGGCCAGCAACTCCTCTAACCTCCAAAACTCTGGCCATAAGGGGTTTCCGCTTGGCATTATTGCTGGTAGCTGTATGACCTCCCACTTCTCCCCATCCCTGTCAATCATGGATTGGATGATCTTGCCCGTTAAATCTTTCTTCGCCCAGCGTGTCATCACCACCACAATAGACCCTCCAGGCTGTAGACGCTGGCGAGGACCGGATGTGTACCATTCATAGACTTTATCAAAGACAGTAGGATCTCCTTGGGCTAAAGCTGCTTCTTGTTCCGAGTGTGGGTCATCAATAATCAGCAGATCAGCACCTTTACCTGTTACCGTACCGCCTACACCGATAGCAAAATACTCTCCATTCTGATTCGTACTCCACCGTCCTGCGGCTTTAGAATCAGACCGTAAATTTACTCCAGGGAATATTCGATGGTATTGTTCTGACGCCACCAGGTTCCTTACCTTCCGGCCAAACCCGACCGCAAGTTCTGCTGTATTAGACGTCTGTATTATTTTCTTAGATGGATACTTTCCCAAAAACCATGCCGGCAATAGAAAAGACGCAAACTCAGATTTGGTATGCCGAGGCGGCATGTTAATAATTAACCTCTTAATCTTACCCGTCGCTATATCCTCAAACTTTTGTGCCATCAGTTCATGATGCCGACCGTGTATAAACCCAGGCCACATCTCCGACACAAACTGCATAAAGTCATCTACCGCCTCTTCTACGTTTAAACTCTGCTTATAGTACTCAAACATCTCCCACATCTCAGCCGCCACATCCTCTGGCATACTCTTAATCGCCTCCTCCATCGCAGCTGTATTCATTCAATGTTCCTAAAATTAATATACACCGGCCGTATACTCCTATCCTTACCTGGTAACTTCTTACAAACCCCTAACTTACACAAATTATTCACCACCCTCGATACATTACCCCTACCCTTATCCCCAGTCGCCCGCATAATATCATCATACGACGGCCCATACCCCATCACCCTCCAATGCTCATCTATCGCTAAAAATATATTCCTTTCCTTCGGTGTCATCTCCATCTCCATACACTCTTCCCTACTATACCTACCAGGCTTCCTCATCCTATCTATGTCACTCTTTCGTACTACATATCGTTTTTTCAAAAATATACCCCCCACCCCTATTTTGTTTCAGAGAGTGACGGGGGGGGTGGCACTAGTGCCACTTCGTCAGGCTGATCCGTTTTTTCATCGGATTGAGTGTGGGGAATAGTATGTATAGGGGAGGGGCCCCGAGCGTTCGCGCCCGCGGGGGATGCCCCCGTGGTGGGGTCAGCAGGATCGCCTTTCCCACCGCCAGAATCATCGTTGATCTCGTCCAGTAGACTCTGTCCACCGGTTCTCGTTGGCTTTGTGTCCACATCGATGACTGATTTGATCCTCTCTAATAGTTGAGCCTTGATGTCTTGACTCTTCTTGTGGATCACAGTCGTTGTCTTGCGTTCCTCGAATGCTCCGACTTCGTAGAGCTTGCCTATTAACTCTAGCGCCTTGATCCTTTGCGCGGGAGGGAAGCCTTCATCAAGGGAGTGTTGAACCAACTGCTGGACAAGGAGAGCCTTTAATTGAGTGGGATTTCGTAGTTTCTCCGCCTCTACCGCCAACTTGTAGGCGCTGACCTCTGCGATGATCCTAGGATCACCGGCCAATCTATAAGGATCACAGTTCAATGTCTTCTCGCTCTTGGCGTTATATGACTCTCTGTATGCTTGTCTCTTGCTCATCTTACCCTCGGCTAGTTTACGGGCGAATTCTCTTTGTCTTGATGTTAGTGGCTGACTTGTCCCGAGGATTACTTCTATCGGGGTTTGTTTCAATGTCTCTTGGATTTGCGCCCTTGTCAATTTGGGTTGTGGCTTTCTTCGGTTCTTGGACTGCTCTTCCATCTTGCCTCCTCCTTGCGTTCGCGTGAGTATAAATTGATATGCCTAATCCTTGCAACCCAATCGCTGTCACTAGTGACACTTTCTTTGATTCCTGCCTAAATTTTAAGCACGCCCGAAGTGTTGTATTTATATCATCAGGGTTACAAGTCACAAAAACACGAATTATTTTTCTTTTGAAAATCAACGACTTACGCCAACTTTTTTATTTTGGCACGAATCTTGCGCCCTATATATATGAGAGGGTCGAATTTTCCTCTCACTTATCCACAATTTTAAGGAGTAGCAAAATGAACGAACAACAATTTATACATCACGTTAGAAAGTACGCAATGGATCATTACGAGAAGGGTTGGGATTATGTTGTTGAGTGTTGGGACGATGGTGATATCCTTGAGTATTACATTGAGGGGAATACGAACAAAGCCTTTAGGAATATCGCTTCTGCGGTCAACACCCGTCGTGAATATGCTAACGAAATCCGCAGTACCGCATTCTGAGCATAACTGATGAGTCCTGATTGGACGAAACGCCCGAAAGGGCGTCTTATGCAACTAACCAAGGAAAACACAATGATTAACATTCAGATCAACACCGAGAATTCGGCCTTTGAGGACGATCCAGTCGGCGAGCTAGTGCGCCTATTCGACTACATCGCTAGTCATGTACAGGAGCGCAATTGCCTCCCCAAACGCCTTTTCGATGTCAACGGCAATGCTTGCGGAACAGTAAAGGAAGACTAAATGATACTCACCGACAAAACCGACATCGAGCATTTTAGAATGCTCACTCTGCACAAAATGCTCAAGCTCGAGATCCAAGGTCTCAAGTTTAGGACATCGGCCTTGGCTATCCTCAAAAAGGAAGGCTACACCGGAACCCGAAAACAGGTCTACGAGCAACTCTCGAAAGATCTTGGCAAATAACCTTTTTTTAAGTTAAGATATCACACATGGATCAATCCCGATCCATGTGCAACAAAGGAAACAAAAATGAAACAGTACAAATTTTTTACAGATGCAGGACACGGTTGGTTAGAGGTCGATTTGAAAGAATTGATTGAACTGGGTGTCACTAGTGCCATTTCTCACTACTCATACATCAAAAGGACGGAAACCGGAACAAAGGTTTACCTAGAGGAGGATTGTGACGTAGCAAGGTTTGATGAAGCCATGAAAAAGAAAAACATTGAGTATGCTTGTTTCCACATTGATCACGGCATGGATTCACCCATTCGGAACTATTTGCGTTTTCACGAAGGGAGAGTCTAAATGCGATGCGATCACACTAAAGAAGATTCGTGGTGGGAACACGATGGGCGGGGCATTCCCCTTGCGCGCGTCTGCGACAAATGCCGAGACGAAGTACTTTCAAAGTACGACCCAAGAATTTTGACTTGGTACACCCAAGCTGACGTTGACGAACAAATTGAAGAAGATTATTAAGGAGTAAAAACATGGGATTCTTTTCTAAAACTTGCGCAAAATCACACCTGCCAGTCTGCTCTTCCTACAAGCAGAGACCATTCTTCAGTGAGGTCGTGGCACTTCTTCCCGATGGATCAATTTTGGAGGGCGAATATGACGGCTACGGACGTGTTAACGAGCATCAGCTAGTCGATGACTGGGAAAAGGTTAAATTCGTTTTAAAGGCCGTTTATGCGGGCGAGAAATACAAAGACCTTGGCAAGTCCTACGACGAAAAAGCACAAGGGTGGTTTATGGATGACGAATTCTTGGATATTTGCGAAATCAAAGGTTCGTTTGCGAGCCACAAAGAATATCAATTGTTTTTTGACAAATTTGCAAAGTGGTAAAAATGAAATTAATGAAAAATAAAGACGGCTATCAGGCAGTCACGATGTTCCCCTTTGATGAGACACGCACTATGCGCATATCGACCAGTAAATACCTTGGCGATTTATGTACAACAGCTAGTGTCGTCACCCTGACCGAGAATGGATTCAGTCATGTCATCTTCAAGGATTGGACTGCGCTCATTGAGAGAGAAAAGACTAGGGTCACTTCCGGTGCAGTAAAAAAGCAGCATGAGGATGCCCTAAAAAAGATAGATGCGTGCATTCAATCCGCACAACAGTTCTACGAACATCAGCGTAACTGACGAGTCCTTATGGACGAAACCCTCGCGAGAGGGTCTTACGCAACTACAAAGGAAATCTATGAAATTCACCGAGCACGATTATATCAATGCAGGGTATCTCTTCGAGAAGGGACGCATCAAGCTCAGACGATTCGAGCGGATGCTCGCCCAAGAGTACCAAGAGCACAAAAACAAGGCAGTCTTTCTTTTCAATCGCGGACGTTTGGAGGCCAAGCAATGACACCGAACGAAGCATTCTACGAATGGGAGCGCAAGAACAACCACCAAGATATGTCTCAACGAGACAGGATCATTTGGATCAGCGGATACATTGATGCACTCAAGATGAAGTCCGATCAACAGTTAGAACAATTCTTCGCCAAGCACGAAGCCAGTCAAAACAACAAATAAGGGAATAACAATGGCACGATTAATTAAAAATGAAGGTCAACAGTGGTTGATCCGAGACGAATGGTGTGAGGACGATATCACAGACCAATGCGAGCAGATTGGCGAAGAACTCACCCAAGAAGAAACGCGCAAGGTGTTGGAAATCATCGTCAAAACACACGACGCAGAAATCGGCATCAACTGGAACTCTATCAATTCAGCAATCGATGAGGTCTTAATGCAACGCGATCAAGAGGCTAAAGGAGATTAAAAATGACTTGTTCAAAATGTAACTCGCCAACAAGTAACACTTGGGATTGTGAATGCCAGTATGAAAAGGTAGACCCAATGCTACGGGCTAAGATTTTAGCCAAACTAACACCGCAAGAACTCGATCCAGAAATGTACTCCGACTCGGACACATGGGACTCAACTGAGGTCGATGGGGTTATGTATGACCTCAATTTTTGGTTTGATGACGATAAATTCAATATCACCGCTTATTTTTTAAACGAGGAAGATGGTGTTGTTGTTACGGATAACTGCAGATTTTTTAGGATTTTGTCTAAAACTGTTAAGGTAATCAACGAGGAGAATGAATAATGACACCAACAGATCAAGCATTTTTTGACTTGTACAAAGGTCAAATCTCACAATGCGATGAACAAATTCTTTTGGAATTTATAGAGTCGCAACAATCGGACTATGGGCAAGAGGCTTTTTATTCTAGGTATGCGTCTTTCTATTCGCACCTGATGGATACCTACATTGCATTCAAGGCGGGCATAGAGTACACCAAACCAGTTAAATACATTGTGATTAACGGAACTCCAACGAATGGGTTTAACTTTTATGGCGTCTTCAAAAGTTATGATAAAGCCACAGTTTGGGGCAAAGATAAGTTTGAAGAGTCGGGATTCGTTGTAGCGGAACTTAGGGAGACAACATGAATACTTATTTAATTTACTCAAGTCAAAAAGTTTATTACAGAAACAAAATTGAAGCTGAATCCGAAGATGAGGCTTTGAAAATATTTATACGCAGTGAATTAAATGGTTACGATGAACTTGGCACAATTGAAATTGACAACATTGATTTGATTGAAAAAGGAAATTGACAATGAAAAACTTAGAAATCATTTGGAATGCTCTTTGTTGTTATCGGGAAGACTGTATCAGCGATTCGGACTATGACCAAGAATGGGACGATATCTGCTCCACAATGGCCTTGATTGAAGAAAGCCTAAACCCTGAAGAATGGACAGGCCTGACCCTCATGGATCGACCATAAACGGCTTTAATGACTCCGAAGCCTGATCTGTACCAACTCTCAATTCGAAGTCATTGAAATCCTCTCCGGCCTCGCCTACCCAGTAGTGCGGGGCTATTTTTTTGGCAGTAGCTATCCCAATTGGATCATTATCAGCGACAACCAACGGATTTTTGAGACCCTTGGCTATCTCAAGCATATTACCGGCACTAAAACAGATATGAATCTTGTACCTCGCTTTCATCCGTTTGAGAGCCCTACGAACCGACAAGCCGGTGGCGTACCCCTCGACCAAGATGTCCCTACCCTTGTTATCGATGACCAGACTTGCCCCTTTCGTAATCTGCCCCGACAAAAACCGCTTCTGTCCATCTGCCCCGATCAACTGACAGCCAACCAACTTATCTCTAACCCGCATCGTGACAACCAACAGTTCTTTCCATACTAATCCGCGCTCCTGAAACCCTTTTCGCAGCAGATATGGGTGGCCATCCAACCGACCGCTTTTGACGATGTAGATGGCCTTTTTGCGGGCTTCCTCTTGTCGGTTCTCACGTTCGACAGCCAACTGTTTTATCTTTGTGTGGTCTCTGACATAAGTTTTATCGGATTTGTAGATGGCGTGCTTGTCCATCGTAGCGAAGTTGATAACTGCGCCACCATTTCCGTCAAAGACATAAGCTCCATTCATCTTTGTGGGTTTGTCAACAGTCTTGACCCGAGTCCATTTATCCAAGGTAAGACTGTCAATCAACAGTCCGTGATCGTATGCAAAATCCTCAAATCTCATACTTTTGCCTTCGCTTTTGCCCATGCAATATTCCTAGACTGTATCCACCGAATGGTCTTTTGTGATGTTGGAGTCGTTTGAGTATTCAATCCGCGCGGGAAAACTCCATACTTTTCCTTGTACTTGTGCGCTGCCCAACCATCTTTGTAGCCACGCAACTTACAAAAGTACAAAAGTTCCGAATAAAACGTCTGTGATTCGTCCGATCTTGACTTTTGAGCAGTCAATAGTTCCTCTAATTGTCCTGGGACACTCATCACTCCTGCTCTTTGTGGGCGTTCATACCCGCATTCGATGCAAGATCCATATCCTTTTATCCATAAAGCACTGCATCTTGGACAATAAGAGTCCTTTTTCTCTTTGTCAGTCAACTCTTTTTTGGCTTTTTCACCGGCACCCTCAAGTTCTGTAACACCCTCATCAAACAGTTTGTCCCAGTCTTTCCTAAACCTGAGATAGTTACCGCCATGATCCAACCAAACCCCAAACTTCTTCTCTGGTGCTGGGCGCATGACCCGACCCATCTGCTGAACGTGCGAGCTAAATGACTTTGAGAATGGCCTTGCCGAGACCCCTATAAGCACGTCTGGTACGTCGAAACCGCGGGTAAGTATGTCTGTGGCTATCAGCCCCATAATCGTCGTATCGGGCTTGCTAAAGTCCTCAATGGTTTCTCGCTTGTATTCGTCATCTTCAAGGTAAGAAATGCTCTTGAAATTGTACCCTTGCGCTTGAAACTGCTTTTCCAAATCCCGCCCATGCGCTACACCGGCACAAAACACAACAGTCTTTTTTGGACCGCCGAATATCTCATTGGTCTTGTTGATCCATTCTGTAACAATATCGCCAGTAATCTTCATACTGCGTTCGGTAACGTCATCCTGAGACCATTCACCGGCAACTTTCTTAGCACCGCTCATATCGATTTCTTTTGCTATATATATCTTGAGGGGTGTCAGCCAACCTTTTTCAATCAACTCCCCAGTTGAGTTTGCCCCTACAACATGAGAATAAACATCCCCAAGACCCGCAGTAAATGGCGTAGCAGTCAACCCAATCACCCGAATGGATGGGTGTTCTTTAAGATATTTGATGACACTTTTGCGTTGAACGTGGCATTCATCGATGATGACGTAATCTAAATCAGGAAAGTTATCCCGCTTTTCGAGAGTTTGGGCGGAACAAATCTGAATCCGCTCCATCGGTTTAAAACGCCAATGATCCGCTTGCATTACCCCATGATCAATCTTGTACCGCCCAAGACGCGTACTGGTTTGGTTGACCAATACGATCCTGTCCATGACCATCGCCACAGTTTTGTGGCTTTTTGCAATCTCTTGCATGAGATGGATAGCTACTTCCGTTTTGCCAAAGCCTGTAGGCGCATAAAGCAGTATCGCTTTATGGCCGTCAGCAAACCCTTTACTGATTTTCTCGACCACCTCAGTCTGGTGGGGTCTTAGTTCTAACATTTAAACTCCTGATGGGATTTGTGCCCAACTTCACTTCTTTTCTGATTTTTCCGCCCTGCGTTTCCAATACTTTACCTGCTGAATGGCATCGGCTGCTTTTTGTTGAAAGTCGTTCCGGCTCATCGTCATAGCATCCAACTGAGCTTGTAAAGACACCAGTTCAGCGCGTAAAGACTCAATCGTTTCTGCAATTTCTACCTTTTCTTCTTCGGGTAAATCAAGCTGTCCAACTGCAATCTTGTCACGCAACTTAGTGTTTTCGTTGAATAAAAACTGATTTTCAATAGTCAACTCATGCAATTTATCGTCTTCATAATCGTCTTCTTGTGGCACTAGTGCCACCTCTGGAGGTTTAGATTCAGGTTTTGGTGTACTTTTTATTTCCTTTTTAAGCTCTAGTTCCTTTTTGATTCGATTAACAGTCATCCGAGATACATTACAAATCTTGGCAATTTCTCTTTCACTTAGATCGCAAAGTTCGACATCATTTAAACAAGTGAGAACGCTTTTGCGCTTGTCATCATTGTTTCGAGGAAGACCGTGATCGTGATTTGCACCCAAAGAATATATTTTGGCTTCACGTTTTGTCCCTTTGACTATTTCACAATCAAGTTCGTTGATTTTTGCTCTTTTACTAGCAAAGTAGCGATGAAATCCATCTACCAACCACCAGTCTATGCCGTCGTGATAAATCTTGATTGGACGCATTTTGATGCCATCCAACAGTAATTCCATGTAGTTTTCAACTGTTTTTTCACTGATAGCTACCCGCGACTGTGTATCACCATCGATACGAATCTTTTCAATATTAATCTTCATATTCTCTTTCATCCCATTCTGGATCATCAAAACAAACTACCGGTGTGTCAAGACCGATGTATGCACCTATCACATTAAACTCAAGAAATTCATGGGCATCTTCTTCGTCCATGTCATCTCGCGTCATTAAAAGATCAATCATCTTATCGCCACTGTAGACCAGTACTTCAACAGTCATTTGGTCTCGCCAGATGCAGGCGGTGCCAATGACGCAATCGTCAAACCCGTACCACTTTTTCATGTATTGCGCTCCTTCAGCTTGGCTTCAATTTTTTGCCCTAATTCAATTCGATTCTCTGGGTCTTCAAGGTTACAAACTAGTTCAGCAATTTCATCAACTGTCAGTCCTACCCATTCTTTCTTACAAAATCCTCCATAGTTAGAACACATTTCTGAATTCCACTTGGATTCGTTTACACGCTCAGTCTCTTTGCATCTTGATGCGATGCGCTCAAACTCTTCATCTTCTTCAGTCATAACACCCTCCTATTAACCCACCAACATTTGATGTACCCCCAAAATGTTCTTTTAAATAGTTGTGCTTCTAATTTATTGATGCGCTCCTTCAGCTCATAGTTTTCCAACAGCAGTTCACTGTTATGCATAG